TTGGTTAGTACTGGTTGCGATAGTTATGCTTCTTGGGATCCACGTTTTAAGGACCTTAGTCCTATGCTTACAACAGACGCCATTGCAAACAGAATCACAGAGATATTGCCCTTCAATGAGTGGGAGGACGAGCATCTAGTTATTACAGGCGGTGAACCATTACTAGGTTGGCAACGAGCATATCCAGACTTGCTGAGTCATCCTAAGATGTCAGGATTAAAAGAAATTACATTCGAAACAAATGGTACTCAAAAACTTGACCCTAAGTTTAAAGAATACTTAATCGATTGGTCGTTCGGTAGTGATGAAAGAGAAATTACATTCTCAGTAAGTGCTAAACTTCCTTGCAGTGGAGAGTCTTGGGAAGATGCTATTAAACCTGAAGTTGTTTGCGAATACGAACAGGTCGGTACAGCATACTTAAAGTTTGTAATTGCCACTGAACAAGATTTTGCCGACGCAGAGTGTGCCATTGCCGCTTATCGTAAATCTGGGTTTAAAGGACACGTTTACTTAATGCCAGTGGGTGGCGTAGAAAGTGTCTACGCACTAAACAATCGTACAGTAGCAGATCTAGCAATGAAGAACGGCCTACGCTACAGTGATAGATTGCAAGTGCCGTTATTTAAAAATGAATGGGGAACTTAATGTTAGGAAAATTATTTAAACGTCTAACTGGTATAGACCGGTTAGAAAAAACCATTGCAGATGCTGAATCTAGATTGGAAAAAGCTGTAGACGATACCGCAGCTCATCAGAGAGAAGCTGAACGTGCTAGGCAAGAAACTGAACGGGCAAAAGAAGCAGAAGAGGTTGCCAAATTAACACCAAAAGATCGTGCAACCAAATTAAAAGAACCTTGGGTGGGTGTACTTAACACTCATGTCAATAAAGATAATATCCGCAACGGCTTTTTTGAGCTTGACTGGAACGACCATTTTGTGTTAAAATTAAAGCAAGAGGGATATGGTTTTGACGGAGATAACGACGAAGAAATTGTAGATCGCTGGTTCCGTGAACTCTGCGCTAATGTAGTAGTTGACGGAGATTTTGGAGGCGCTGTTAATACCGGCGTTATTGATATTCAAAGTGTAAAAAGAAACAATAAATGACTTATATTTTAGTAGATACAGCAAACACATTCTTTCGTGCTAGACACGTTATCAACGGTGACGCTGATATCAAACTAGGTATGGCCTTTCATATTACTCTTAACAGTATTAAAAAGGCTTGGCAAGACTTTAACGGTGCCCATGTAGTGTTCTGTCTTGAAGGTCGTAGCTGGCGTAAAGATTACTATGCTCCATATAAACGTAATCGAACTGATGCTCGAGCTGCTCATAACGAAAAAGAGCAAGAAGAAGAACGAGTATTTTGGGAAGCGTTTGATACATTTAAAGATTTTATCAAAGACAAAACAAACTGTACTGTATTACAACATTCGCAATTAGAAGCAGATGATCTCATTGCTGGCTGGATCCAAAGTCATCCAAATGATAATCATGTAATTATCAGCACCGATACAGATTTCGTACAACTTATTGCACCTAATGTAAAACAATATAATGGCGTTACCGAAACTACCATCACCCACGAAGGCTACTTTGATAAAAAAGGTCTGCCCGTTATTGATAAAAAAACTAACGAAGCAAAAGTTGCACCGGACCCACAATGGTTACTCTTCGAGAAGTGTATGCGAGGCGATACCTCAGACAATGTATTTTCTGCATATCCGGGAGTACGTGAAAAAGGCACAAAGAATAAGATTGGTCTCCGTGAAGCGTTCAGCGACCGTGACTCAAAAGGATTCAATTGGAACAACATGATGTTGCAACGTTGGACCGACCACGAAGGCAAAGAGCATCGTGTTAAAGAAGATTACGAACGTAATCGTCAATTGATTGACCTAGCTGCACAGCCAGCTGATATTAAACAAATTATGTTTGATACAATTACAACAGCAACATCAGCTAATAAAAATATTAGTCAAGTTGGTACTCGACTTATGAAATTTTGTAATCTTTACGATTTAAAGAAAATTGCTGATCAAGCGCAGGCCTACGCCGAACCTCTTAATGCAAGGTATAATCATGAATTCAGTTGATATGATGCAGAATCTTTTGTTTCGAGCAAAACATTTGCACGAGTTCGATGTGACTACAGAAGTTCCTGATAATTTTAGATTCAATGGCACAATACCATTTGACATAACCATTAAAGATAGTATACTATATGCTAAGGTGTGGGCTGTAGACTTCGAAGAGGCTGCAAAAAGATTAGATGATTTTTTAAAGTCTTGCAAATGAAACTAATACATGTTGGGAGAATATCATGACAGATATATACGCTAAAGCAATCATTGAAAACAAATTTTGGATTGTTGAAAAAGATGGGGCAAAGTTTGCCACACTTAGAAAAAACGAAGACAACCGTTTTGTAATGAGCAATGAACTCGGAATTAAAATTTATGACACTAAAAAGAGTTTGACTGATCAATTCGGTAAAAACTTTTTTGTTGTTAAAATTCTTAAAGAAGCCGACAATGCAAATCCTGACGAAGTTCATGGATTTGCAACTAGCACTACTCCATTTAATGCAATGTTTGATATCAAACGAAAACTTCCTCTTTTCACAAAAAGTGATGATAGTAAAAGTTTATATTGTGCTGGATATTATGTAATTAGATTCGATAAAGGATGGGTGAAAAGTTTTTGTCCTAAATTAATCACACTACAACGTTATGAATTTAAAGGCCCCTTTAAGACTGAGTTTGAAATGAAACAGGTATTAAGCAATGTCTCAAAGTAATCTCCCCGTTACAGGACCTGCTGTTGAAAAATTAATTCAACGAATTGCTGTTGCCGAAAGAGGTCAGCAAAAAGAGGTTCGTTTAACTATTCAAGAAGCTAGGGAACTTACACAGGAATTAGCTATCATGACAGCTAGACTAGGAAAAACTGTTCAAGAAATACATGCTATGTTAGTCGAAATACGTGATTCTACTACTAATATTAATGTAAAGTTTGACGGCGGTGGCTTCAGTTCTTGATAAATATATACGTGCTTTATTAGAGCACGTATAGATATGAGCAGACCAAAACCGAAAGTTATACTTGAACATACAAACAAAGAAACTTACAAAGTTGAGCAAATTCTCGACAGCGAAGCTATTTGGGCAGTATTTTATAAAGACCAGCCTTTTAACTTAAAAAGTGGAAGTATGGTTTCTAGCTATCCCGGTCCAAAGTATAAGAAGGTATCTTTCAGTAATCCAGGACATGCCCGCAACCTGGCAAAAAAATTAAACAAGATGTTTAAGTGTAACGATTTTGCTGTATACAAACTTAACAAAGGCGAACGGGTAGAATAAATGGATTTAAAGGATACCTACACTTCGGTATTCCTAAAAGCTGCTGGTCAAACGCCCAACGAGGATACTGTTAAAAAGTTTAGATCGCTGTGGTGGCAAAATGTTCGTGGAAAAGATCATGGCGGACTTAGGCTAACTGATCAAGGTCTAGAGTTTATTGAAACATATTCTCAAATAAAAATCTACAAAATTGAAATTCCAAAAGAAATATCAATTACTCCACAAATTTTAGTTTGGCTAGATCAATTTATTGAATCTCCATATCATATCACTAAAAAATATATAATTGTGCTGAAAGAAAAATCAGCATTTGAGCTATATTTGTTTCATGGTGATATTAAGAAAATGGGTTATGCCAAAGCAATGTCCAAACGATTCAACCAAGAATAACCACCGGGTTTAACTTTATCTATAAATATTTTCACGATGTTTGAATACAATCCTTTAGATGTTCTAGACAAAAGAGCTGTTAGTTTTATTCCACCTCACTTTTCTAAAATAAAAGTAGGTGACGTTTCTTTTATGGAACAAGAACTTGAGCACTGGATCAGAAACAAACTTAGAGGAAGGTATTTTATTTCAAAAGCACCAACCATCGGAAGCGATGACAAATTAAAGTCCGCAGTATTTGTTGGGTTTGAAGATCAAAAAGAACTGACATATTTTATGTTAGCCTGTCCACATTTAAGGAGAAATTAATGGAACAAGAAAATACACAAGCGCAAACAGCGCCAGCAGCAGAGCCACAAGCACCAGCAGCACCAGATCTTAATCTAAGCGACCTTGCATCTCTTAGAAGCATTTTAGAAGTTGCATCTAGTAGGGGCGCATTTAAAGCAGCAGAATTAGAAGCTGTTGGTAAGACTTTTAATAAGCTAAATGCTTTCTTAGAGTCTGTAGCCGCTAAAAAGGAATAATTATGAAAACACTCAAACACGTTGGTAAGATTAAAAACTCTGGCTCTAAAGTTTTAGTAGTCTTTAGAACACTGCCAGGCGAATCAGATATGGCGCTTGTTGTACAAACTTCGCCCTTAGCAGATGCATATCATAACGCTATTATTGATGTTGTAGATAGCGATCAAGCTCAGGAGTCTAACGAGTTTGGGGAAATCATGTTTATTCGATCTTTCCCAGATGGAAGACCTATGTTGCAGGCATTACAAGCAGACGGACGTTTGCAGAAAGTGCCAACGAGCAGTATTATTATGACACCGACTCCTAATAGCGAAATTGTACTTGCAGAACTTAACGTATTGATTGCAGAGCAACGAAATTGCACAGTTGACGACTTGTACACATTTGTTAAAGGAGCACCTGCAAAAGCTGCTACCGAAAAACCATCAGTGGTTGAAAAGGCTAGTGATACTAACCCACAAGCAGCCGCTAACGACGAAGTACTAACTGATCGTGACCTTGCTCGTAACTATAGAAGTCAAGCAGATGCTATGTACAAAGAAGCAGCAAGA